AAAGGCGAAGGGATTGACTGGAGCTGTATTTGAGGACAAGGCCGCGCAGTTCCTATCTCTTTGGGATGCATTCCAGGACGCGAATGAAAGTCTGACCACAAGGGGCCGCTCCTATATCACCATTTCGTCCTCCGGCAAGGAGTATGAGAAGGACAACAGCGCAACACGTGACATTGTAAGCCTGGCAAAGGCAATGCAAGACCTACTCGACGATTTGGAGATTACCGTGAACGGCTACACCAGTCCAGAAGATGATGAGCTGTGATTGATTGCCCAGAGATTACCGACTACCTGGACATGGTGGAACGCGGGGAATACCAGGTGTGCAAGGAGCAAAAGCAGCTGGCGGCGTTTGTTCGCAAAACCTTTGCAGCGGAACAGCTCACCATCAACCGGGAGCAGCTGGCAAAATACCTGGCGCTCCAAAAGTATTTCTCGTACAAGCTGTTCCCCTGGGAGGTTTTTGTATTCGCTCTCCATAACTGCGTATACCGGGAGGATGGACAGCTCAGATGGCCGGAGGCGTTCCTGTACATGGGGCGCGGCGGCGGGAAGAACGGGTATCTGTCCTTTGAGGACTTTGCCCTGCTGACGCCTGTGAATGGGATACCGGATTACCACATTGATATTTTCGCCAATTCCGAAGACCAGGCGAGAACGTCCTTTGATGACGTGTACGGCGTATTGGAGCGGAATGAAAAGAAGCTTTCCCGGTTCTTCAAGTGGAACCTTGAATGTATCACCTCAAAGCAGACAGGTTCGCGGCTGCGGTTTCGGACGTCCAACGCCAAGACGAAGGATGGCGGCAGGCCCGGGAAGGTGGATTTTGACGAATACCACGCCTACGAAAACTATGACGTTGTTCGTGTAGCCAAGACCGGACTGGGGAAAAAGCCCTTTCCGAGGTCAACCATTATCACCACAGACGGCGATGTGCGGGACGGCCCACTTGACCACCTCCTCTCCCGGTCAAAGCAGATACTTGAAGGGGCGATTCCGGACAACGGGCTGCTCCCGTTTATCTGCAAATTGGACGCGAAAAAAGAGGTTTCCAGCGAAAAAAACTGGTACAAGGCGAACCCAAGTTTGCAGTATTTCCCCACCATTTTGGACGAAATGCGGCGCGAATACGCGGATTATCAGCTGGATAACATCGGAAACGCGGCATTTATGACCAAAAGGATGAATATTCCACAGGGGAACATGGAAACCGAGGTCACGAGCTGGGAAAACATCGTTGCTTGCAGCCGGGAGCCGAAAGGAACGCCGGATGTGTGGGTAGCGGGGCTGGATTTCGCCAGAACAACGGACTTTGTGGCGGCGGTGCTGTTTGGCATCGCGGGCGGCGAATGGGTATGGGAAACCCACACCTGGGTTTGCAGCGAGTGCAAGGATTTGAGCCGGATAAAGTTCCCCATTCATGACGCGGTGGAGCGGGGCCTTATTACCTGGGTGGAGGACGTGGAGATTTCACCGGACATTCCGGCAAAGTGGCTCTCCGAGCAGATGGCAACCCACCGGATTATCGGAGTGGCCATTGACGATTACCGATACGGGATCTTCAAGCAGGCCTTGGAGGGTGTTGGATTCACCTCTGGCAAAGAAGGAAACATCCTACAGGTCAAGGGCCGGAACATCATGCAGATTGCGCCGCGCCTCATCGCCGCGCTGAACCGCAGAGAGATTGCGTTCGGGAACAATCCCCTGATGCGATGGTACATCAACAACACAAAGCAGCTTCTTGACGTTCGTGGAAACGTCACGTTCGGGAAAATCGAGCCGAAAACAAGAAAGACGGACGGGTTTATGGCGGCGGTGGCGGCCACGACCCTGATAGAGAAATTGGAACTGGAAATCTCTATGAAGGATATGGAATTTATGGCGTTCACGTTTTGAGAGGGTGATGAAAAAAATGAGCGCATGGCAAAACTTCCTCAACTGGCTGGCCGGAGACGGCAGCAAAAACTACGTAATTGAAAAAGTAAGCTCCTCCACAGACGCGGACGCCACGCTAGACATCAAGCTCCTGATGATGAGCAGCGCAATGGGGTATTTGGCAAGTTCTCTGGCGATGTGCAGCTGGCGAACCATTGTCGGCGGGGAGGAAGAACACGGGCAAGAGTATTTCCGGCTAAACAACCGCCCAAACAAGAACCAGAACAAAGCACAGTTTTGCGCAAAGCTTGTCTACAAGCTCTGCATGGAGAACGAGGCACTTGTGTTCTCTCCGAATGGCTCAGATTTCTACGTTGCCGATTCATGGAACGTGGAGGATAGAGGGACGCAGGAGAACATTTACAGGAACGTCTGCCTGGAGAACGACCAAAAGAGCTATGACTACTACTCCAGGGACGTTTGGCATCTAAAAATGAACTGGATTGGGCTGTGGCCGCTCCTGTCTGGGGTGGCGGATGAATACGAGACCATGATTTCTACGGCGTACAGCGGGTATCGGCGGCAATCTGGCATGAAGGGCATCATCAACATTTCAAGCGCCCCGAGCGGGACAAAAGAGCAAAAAGACAACATGATAAAGAACCTACAGGCGCGGCTCAAATCCTTTTACGGAGACGCCTCCAGTGCCCTGGTGCTCCATAACGGGTACAGCTACACCCCGGTGTCTGCATCGGCGCGAAATACCTCCGAGATAAACGATGTGGCCGCGCTGACGGACGAATTTGCCGAGCGGCTGGGACTGGCGATTCGCGTTCCGGCTGCGCTCCTTAAGGGCGATGTGGAGAACACAGAGCACGCAAAGGCCGACCTCATCACGTTTGGAGTAAAGCCGCTGGCTCAGATGATAGAGCAGGAATACAACACAAAGCGGCTGGGGGCGAAAAAGGTAGCGTCCGGGTCAAGACTGTTTATCGACCCGCTGCCGATTCAGTTGGGAGACGTGGCAAATTTGCCCGTTTTCTGCGAACGGATGACCTCCTGCGGGCAGTATTCCGTGGATGAACTCCGGGAGCTGCGCGGGGAGCCGACACTGGGGACACCAGACGCCCAACTCCACTACATCACGAAAAACTACGGCGCACTTTCTCAGGCAACTGAGAACACGAACCAGGCGCCTAGTGATAACCAAACAGACGAGGGAGGTGACAACAAATGATTCCATATCAGCTCCAAAAGCCCGAAAGCGCGGACGCTCCTGCACACCTCTACATTCTGGGGGAAATCGTGGAGGACAGTTTCACGTTTCCGGGAGAGGCAAGCCCGGTAAGCATTCAGGAGGCTATCTCCGGTGCATCTGAGCTTGTTGTCCACATTGATTCCTATGGGGGAGATACCTCCGCTGGAATCACAATCCACAATCTGCTGAAAAACAGCGGCGTGAAGGTAACCACCATTGCGGAGGGGTTCTGCTGTAGCGCGGCAAGCCTCATCTTTATGGCTGGAGAGACCCGGATTATGCGGAATTCCTCCTTGCTGATGATTCACAACGCCTGGACGGTTACCCAGGGGAACGCTGACCAGCTCCGAAAGGACGCGGACGTTCTGGACAAGGTGAGTGCATCGGCGGCGGAGATTTACAAGGCCGCAGTCAACATCCCGGATGACCAGCTGGACGCCATGCTAAGGGACGAAAGCTGGCTGACCGCCGAAGAGGCGCTGGAGTTTGGTTTTGCCACCGCCATTGAAGCAGATAAGAAGCCGGAAAGCACGTATTCTTCCGCGTTTTCCGCAATCCGCGAAAAGCTCCTGGCGAAGCCGAAGAAAGAACTATCCGCATTTGAGACCTATTACAAAAATTTTTACAAAGGAGAATGAAAAGAAATGAGTATGAAACTTACCCCCACTCTGGAAGAGTGCAACAGCACCTTCAAAAAGAACTACGCGGACGCCATGCGGGAGGGCTCAGAAGAGAAAATGGTAGCCTGCCTGGAGGAGCTGTCTGAGGGCGTATGCCGTTCCCTGATGCAGGAGTACCAGAGCATGAACGCCTCCGACCGGGCGAACAGCGAGATTCTGGCGTCCCGGGGCATCCGGCAACTGACCAGCGAGGAAACCACCTATTACAAGGCTCTCGCGGAGGCCATGCGTGCCAGTGGCTCCAGAGTGCAGAGCGCCCTGACGGACATTACCGTCACCATGCCGGAGACCATCATCGACCAGGTGATGGAGGACGTCAAGACCGAGTTCCCGCTTCTGGAGGCCGTGAACTTTGTGAACGCGTCCTACATGACCACCTGGATTTATAACAAGCAGGGCGTACAGACCGCCTCCTGGGGCGCAATCGGCAGCGAGATTACCAAGGAGCTGTCCGGCGCGTTTGGCAAGCTGTCCGCGACCCAGTGCAAGCTAACCGCTTACATGGTGGTGTCTCAGGACTATCTCGATTTGGGGCCCGCGTGGCTTGACCGCTATGTTCGTGCGATTCTGACTGAGGCGTCCGGCATGGCCATGGAAACCGCCATCGTGGACGGCCAGGGCAATGCTGACAGCGCGGCCTGCCCCATCGGCATGAGCCGTGACCTCGACAATGGCTCGACAGCCTCCGATCTGACCACCTACCCCCGTAAGACCGCCACGAAGGTTACAGCGCTTGACCCGGCCACTTATGGCTCGATTTTGGCGTCCATCTCCAAGACCCCCACCGGGCGGCACCGCCGCGTTGGCAACGTGATTATGGTATGCAATCCTGCAGACTACTTTACGAAGGTCATGCCCGCGACTACATACATGACCCCCAATGGCGGCTACGTGTCCAATGTGCTGCCCTACCCCACTCAGATTATCCAGTCTGAGGGCTGCCCCGAGGGTTACGCCGTGGTGGGCATTGCCAAGCAGTATGTTGGCCTCCTGGGCGCTGGCTCCAAGCGCGGGGTGATTTCCTACGATGATTCCGTGCAGTTTCTGGAGGACAACCGGGTGTATAAAATCCGCCTCCTGGGCAATGGCAGACCGAAGGACAACACCTCCTTTGTCCTGCTGGACATCTCCGACCTGGAGCCCCTGAAACTCCACGTGATCAGTGAGAGCGCGACCGCCTCCGACTCTGGTAGCGGCTCTTAAGGAGTGACGGGAAATGGCGCTGATTGATGACGCCCTGGATTATCTGCAAATCACCTGGGAGGACGAAACCCTCAAGCGAAAGCTTGAGGGTGGCCTCCAGAGAGGAGAGCAGATTTTGCAGGAATACGCCGGAGGAGAGCTGGATTTCGATTCTCCTGGGACGCCGCAGAGCCTCCTATTTGACTATCTCCGGTACGTCCGATCAGACGCCACGGAGATGTTTGAGAAGAACTACCTTCACGACCTGCTCAGGCTCAGAAACCTGAGCGGCCCGGAGGAGGTGCAGGGAGATTAGACCGATTGAAACCCCTCTGTCTCCGCAAATATTCACCGATGGGCTGGCAACCTTCTACCACATCAAAAATGTGGCAGAGAAAGGGAACAAGCCAAGGTATGAGACGGAACAGTTCGTCCAGCTCCCATTTCTGGAGAAGAAGGTCGGGGATGTGCGGTACTACGCTGCCATGCAGGCAGACAGCAAAATCTCGAAGGTGATTCGCGTGCCGAGAGTTCCCGGCATTCAACCGTCCGGAGATTTGGTGGTTCTGACGCTGGATGACAGGCAGTACAAGGTGCAAAAGCTTGCCCGGAACACGCTGACCACTCCGGAGAGCATGGACATCACGCTGGAACTCAGCAAGACCACATATGAGGTGAGCACATGACATCAACCGAATTTAAAGATTTGCTGGTTGCTGCCGTGGACGTTCCGGTTTACCACATCCTCGCGGCCCCAGACGAAGAATGCCCGGTGCTGTGCTGGCAGGAAATCTCCCACGCTCACGGCTACGGGGATGACGCCCCTGTGTGGGACGTGGTGACGGTGCAACTGGACTACTTCACCGAGACGGAATATGACGGGTTCCCGGAAGAACTGGAAGCAATCCTCTATGAAATGGACGTTCTGTGCGAGTTTGAATCCCAGAGCTACGACAATGACCGGGCTGAATGGCGGTATATCTGGCGCGTGGAATTCATGGGAGGCTGATATGGCAATTATCACATTTTCCAGCGCCGGACAGGACGTTTTTCAGGCGGCAATGCAAGCGGCCCCCAACGACCTGAAAGAGGCGGTGAAAGCCGGGGCGGAAGTCCTGAAAACCTACACCAAAAGCACCGGGCAGATGATTGAGGGGCCATACGCAACCGGGCAAACACTTGCGGCCCTGACAGTAAAGACACCAGTAACGCGAGGCGGGAATCCGACCTGCTATGTCACCTACACCGGGACAAACAGGCGCGGGAACCGCAATGCCGAGGTCGCGTTCCTAAACGAATACGGTGCGAGAGGAAAGGCGGCACGGCCCTTCAACCTGAAAGCCGTGCAACGAGGAGAACAAGCAATCCTCCGGCGGATGGAGGACATAATCACAGAAAAATTGAAAGGATGATTTTGTATGGCAGCTAACAAATTCGGGTTTGGCGTCAGAGACCTGATGCTGTTCCCCCTGAAAGAGGAGACCGACACCGCAACCCCCACCTATGACACCATGCTGGACACAACCGACACCAACAGCATTAAGGCGTCCAGAACCACGGCCAACGCCACCGCCGATGGTGATGACAAGCAGGTCGCCAACATCACCATGACCACTGGCATGACGATTGAGTGGACGGGTTGGGGCGTTCCCGTGGAGACCGAGGCCAAAATCTATGGTCACACCCTGGACTCCACCAAAAATCAGCTGGACGAAGCCATGGATGATTTGGCTCCCTACATCGGCGTTGGGTACGTCCGGACTATGACCGACAAGAGCAACGCAAAGACCTTTAAGGGCTACTTTTACTACAAGTGCCAGGCGGTGCAGGGGGATGAGGAATCCACATCTGCGGGCACCAGCCTGAACCTTGCCTCCACGACCGTCACGTTTAACGCGGTGCAGCCCTCCTATGGGCCTCTGCGGAGCATCGAGGAATTCGATACCGAAGACGCCGCTGTTGCCTGGATTAAGGGCCTGGCCGGGGCTACCGCGTAATGGCATACGCGCTCAGCATGGCATGGGCGCAGGTCGGGCCGTATAAGTTCCGCCTCCTCTGGAACGGCAGGGCATATACTGAATGGAATTGCTCAGAGTATGGCCAAAAAGAAGTGGACATCACCGACCCCATAGGGGTAGCAGATATGCTGCTCCTTATGGGGCGGGAGGCGGCAGCGGCCAGGCGCGTCTACGGCTACGAACCGGACGAACTCCCGGATGAACAAGAGTTTAAGACCTATATGGAATACGCGGCAAGCCCAACGGAGCTGATGAACGCAATCCAAAGCCTGAACGCCGCGCTGACCGTGAACACGGGGCGGGACTATCTCCCGAATGACGGCGTGGTGGACATCGACACGATGGAGCTAAAAAAAAACTAAAGGCAATGGGAGAGCTTGAAGAAGATAAGGTCTCCGTAGCGAACTATATCGCGCTGGGCACGATGATGGGACTGTCTGCCAGAGAATCGCTACAGCTCCCATGCGGCGTATTTAACGACATGGCGGAACTGTATATGCGCAGGAAGGGCATATCACAAGACACTTTGGACGATTAGGAGGTGGGGTAAATGTCAAGGTCGATTGCGACAAAGGTGACAATCGAGGGAGAGAAGCAGTACACAAGTGCGCTGAAAAATATCAACTCAGAATTGCAACTGCTCCAGTCTCAAATGAAAACCACCACCGCCCAATACCAGAATAACGCGAATTCCCAGGAAGCACTCAACGCAAAATTGAAGGTGCTCAATGAATCCTACGTAAAACAGCAGGAAAAAATCAATCTGCTGAATGAAGCCATTGCAAAGGGCAGGACGGCACAGGAGCAGTGGCGGGCGCAGATTGAAAAGACAAATTCCGCGCTGGAAGCCGTCAAGGGTAAACTCTCTACCCTTGACAGTTCCGTTATCAAGGCCGGGGAACAGTGGAATAAGTATAAAACCCAACTGGACGCGGCGAAAACAGAACTCAAGGCACTGGAAACCTCCACAGAGGACACCACGGAGGAACAGGCCGAGCTGACGGCAAAAATCTCCGACCTGGAGCAGAAGATGGCAACGCTGGACACCTCCACCGATGGGGCGGCCAGCGCCACCGGAGAACTGCTGGCGGAACAGTCGAAGCTTAACACTACGCTGGAAAAGCAACAAAACGGGTATCAGACCGTCACAAACAAGGTAAACAAGTGGGGGACGCAACTCAACAACGCAAAAACCGCGTCCTACAACTTGTCAACGGAAATCACGAAAACAAAGCAGTATCTGAACGAGGCGAAAACCTCCTATGACAGATGCGCTACGTCAATAGATAAATTTGGCAACGAAACGGAGGAAGCCAAGAACGACCTGGACGCGGGGAACAGCTCCATCGAGGATATGAGCCAGTCCTTCCAGGCCCTTTCCTCCATTCTGGCCGCTTCCAAAATTGCGGACGCGGTACGGGCCGTGGCGGACGCGCTGAAAGAATGCGTAGACACCACGGCGGACTTTACCTACACCATGGCAACGGTGGAAGCCACCTCCGGAGCCACGCAAGAAGAGCTAAACGCGCTGGAAACTCAGGCGAAGGAATACGCCTCCAATTCGATTTTCATGGCGCAGGATGTAGCGGATTCCTACCAGGTTATGGCACAGGCCGGATGGACGGCGCAGGACATGCTGGACGGCATGAGCGGCGTTATGAACCTGAGCGCCGCTTCCACCGAAGAGCTGGGAGACGTTACAAACATCGTTGTGGACGCGCTGACAGCGTTCGGCTATGCTGCCAGTGACGCGGGGCGGTTTGCGGACGTTCTTGCGGAAGCTGCCGCCGCCTCCAATACCAGCGTCTCCTTGATGGGCAACTCCTTCACTCAGGTGGCCTCCACAGCTGGGGCGATGGGCTACACCATCGAGGACGTGGCATCGGCGCTTGCGGTTATGGCAAATAACGGCATTAAGGGTGAGACCGCCGGCGCGGCGCTCAGTACGGCACTGACACGGATGGCCGGAGGCAACGAGACCGCGACCAACGCGCTGAACGAGCTGAACGTCTCCATGATGGACAGCAGCGGACAGGCAAGAGACCTGGGCGATTTTCTGGGCGACCTCCGGACGGCGTTTTCCGGCCTGACGGATGAGGAAAAAATCAATTACGCCTATCAGCTGGCGGGGCAGCGGGGCATGAAGGGCCTCCTTGCCATTGTGAACACAGCGGATGATGACTGGAACGCTATGGCGGACGCGATTGAGAACTGCAACGGCGCGGCGGAAACCATGGCGGACATTCAGCTCGACACCTACACCGGGCAGGTGCAGCTCCTTAAAAGCGCCACGGAGGGACTGGAAATTGCCGTTGGTGAGAAGCTGACCCCGGCGCTGGGCAATCTGGCGGAGGGCGCAACGGACGTACTCAATAAAGCAACCGAGGTCGTAGGAGAAAACGATGCGGTTGTGTCGGCTGTCACCGCGATTGCGACTGCCGTTGGAACCTTTACCACCGCCGTTACGGTTGGGACTGCGGCGACAGCGGCACTAAAGGCCGGAATCGCCCTTATCTCCACAACCATTGGCCCAGCGGTTCCGATAATCGCGGCGGCGGCTGCTGTGCTGGGGACGTTGGCAGCGGCGCTTACATACGCCTCCAGCCAGGGCACGGCGATGGAAAGCAGCATCGAGCGGCTCAAGGACGCAACCCAAAATCTTGAAAGCTCTAACAGTGTCGCCGAATTAGCAAATGAGTACAGCTCCCTCCGGCAGCAGACCGAAGATACCCATCTGACGGAGGAACAACTTGCATCAGTTGAAGAACGTCTGAGCCAAGTCCGGCAAGACTTAGCGGAAGCCACCGGGAACCAAGCAATAGCCCAAGGCGATGCAAACACCGTAACGGATGCCGCTGTAGAGGTAGAGCGAGAAATTGCGGAAGCGGAAGCAGAGCGGGCAAAAGCAGAAGTTTACAAGGCACTGGTAGATGGCGCACAGGCATATCAAGAAGAACTTGTGCGTCAAGAACAGCTGGAGGCGGAAGCGGCTGACGCCCAAGAACGGTATACGAAAGCAGCTGCAAATACCGGAGCTGACCTGGAAACGGTGTATAGCGAACTGGAGAGCACTGTAAGCGCCCTCCGGGATGACATCGAAAGCGGCGTGATAAACACTGACACCACCGAAGGGGTAGACCAGCTAAACGAGAAACTTCGGGCCCTCGAAGAAACAATCTTCGCACTGACCGGAGACGAAGTGCGTTTCGATGGGCTGGCAGACGCGGAAGCATATCTCGATGACATGGATTTGTCGTTGGGGAACGTTGCGAACGGGCTGTCGGATGCCGCAGAAAGCGCAGTCGATACGGCAGAGGCGTTGTCGGAATCTAAGAAGGAAACGGATGCCTTTAGAGACTCCGTTATCCAGATGTATACAGATGGGCTTTTGACGGCTGAACAAGCATCTAGCCTTCTCGGGGATTCCGTTGATTCCGTCATAAAGAGCATCGAAGAAGAGCAAAAAGCTGAGGAGGAAGCCGCAAAAGAAGCCGAGAATCTGGGAGAGGCATCAGCTGACGCGGCGGACGCTAACGGCGATTTAGGAGATAGCGCAGAGGGAACCGGAAAGCAAATCAGCGAGGAAGATGAGGCGATTCAGGAGGCCACCCAGTCACTCGCTAAGGTGGGCGAGGCGGCACACGAGGCCATCAAGAACGGCGGCGACCTCCGGGAGGCCTACGAAGAACTGACCAAAGAGGCCGAGAACTACACGGACGAAGCAGACGCCGAAATCGCCGCGCTGACGGACAGAGCGTTGGAAATGCTGAATTTCGCGGCCACGGTGCAGGAGCTTGAAACCGCCTACGGAGACCTTACCTCCCAGATTGGGATTTCGTCCGAGCAGATTGCAAGCTGGCTAATTGCCTCTGGGCAGAGCTTTGACGATTTCCAGAGCACGGTGGAATCCGCGCAGTCAAGCATCGTCAACAGCTTTGAGAAGATGGACACCAGCCTGGATATGTCGCTCTCAAAGATGGCAAGCAACCTACAGGCAAACATCACGGCACAATCCGAGTGGTCGAATAATATCGCAATCCTCTGGAACGCGGCGGTGGAATCCGGGCAAGCCGGGGCAACGGAATTTGTCCAAACGCTGTACGAAATGGGGCCGGAAGCGGCGTCCCAGGTTGCCCAGATGGTCAGCGATGTGGACGGCACGTTGTCTACGTTTGCGCCGCTGTTTGCCAACGCAGGGGCAGAGGCCATTGACCAGGCCGCGCTGTCTGCCGCGATGGCATCTGGGTCGCTCTATGACGCAACCAGCAGCGCCGCAGAGGGCGCGGCAACGGCCTATTCCGAGGGCGGCGACTGGGAGGGTGCGGGCGAAACCCAGACCTCCGAAACGGCCTCCGGCGTGGAAGCTGGGACGGAGGATATTGTCAGCTCCACAGAGAGCGCGGCGGACGCGGCAATCACCGCATGGAACGACCAGTCCTCCGGATTTGTCACCGCTGGCAAGAACGCCGGAACGTCTATCTCAAACGGAATTTCCGCACAGAAGTCCACCATCGGAGCGGCGGCAAAGGACGCGGCAATGTCTGCGCACACGTCCATTGCGACAATCGGGTGGTACAGCCTGGGTAAAGCCATTGCGCAGGGCGTGGCGAACGGCATCAGCGCGAACACATACCTGATTAAAAGCGCCGCTACAAGCGCCGCGACCGCCGCATACAATGCGGCAAAGGACACGCTGGACATCAACTCCCCATCAAAGGTCATGATGAAGGTGGGCCTCAACTATGATGCGGGCTTTGCGGGTGGCATTGCAAAGGGCACCGATGAGGTGGTGGCCTCCGTCAACGCTATGACCAAAGCGTCTATCCCAGACGTGTCCGACCTGCGGGAACGCGCAAGCTACACCACGAACATCACGAACCAGTACGGGAGCGCGAGAGACCGGGAAATCATTGCCCTACTGCAAAGGTATCTCCCGGGCATCCAGGCAATCGAGAACGCGGTGCAAGACGGGAGCTTGTCCACAGTTAGTCTGGCGGCGGCAATCACGCCGTACATAGATAAAAACCTCGGAATCGGGACGAAACGGAAGCAAAGGGGGAACTGATATGTATCACAGCGTTGATTTTGGCGCGTACAACTCATACGATGATTGGGGCCTCTATCTGGCGGAGCCTGTGACCGTCAGCCCCCCGGAAGTCTACACCTACATGGTGGACGTGCCAGGGCGGAACGGGGCGCTAGACCTCACGGAATCCCTGACCGGAGACGTTTCCTACTATGACCGGGAAATCTCCTGCAAGTTCGTGTGTCAAGCGCCGCGCCCCCAGTGGCCGGATATCCACGCGAAAATCATGAACGCAATCCACGGGCGGAGAATGGAGATTTCCATCTCCGATGACCCGGATTATAAATACGAAGGGCGCGTCTATGTGGACGAATGGGGCACAGAGTACGGGGATAAAATGGAATTCCCAGTTATCCGGGCAACGGTAGCTCCATACGCGATGGAAAAAGAAATCCGGGAATACACGGTCAACCTTTCGACCACCGGGAGCCAGACGGTGGACGTCACTGGAGACGATGTCTCAAAGCAGGACTGGAACACCGATTTCCGGTGGGGCACGGCGGAGATTCCAACATTTAACTGGAGCGCCTACAACTCCATGACCATCAAATGCACCACCTATCCAAACCGAATGACCTCCTGGGGGCTCCAGATTGTAGACGCGGAGGGGAACGTCTATAACAAGACATACACGAAAACCGCCAGGACGGAATCCACCACCACAGTCACAATGAGCAAGTCCGTACTAGAGGACGCGGGGATTACGTGGGAGAAAATCTATCGGCTGCTACTGCAAAATATCCAGAGCGCAACGGTAACGGCGACCATCGCCAGCGTAGCGTCTGTTACGGTGGATGGAACGTACAAGCCCGCCGTCCCGATTATCGACACAAGCATTGCCTGCACCATGACGGTAAAGGGCCAGACGTATGAGCTGGAGGCCGGGACATGGCAGAGCGATGACCTGGTGATTGATTCCTCCGGCGCGACCTTTACGTTTAAGGCCGAGAACCCGGCTTCCAGCGCGACAGCGTCCGTAAAATTTCGAGGAGGCAAACTATGATTGACAATCCGAGGACATGGCGGTTCTATGCGGACGGGGAGATAATTGACCATCCGCGGTACTATGATACCGGGTATGTAGTCATCGACCCGGAAATCGAGGAGGAGCTAAACTCCCACGGGAGCCTGAAATTTACGATTGCGAACACACACCCGCTGTACTCCACGATAAAGCAGATTGGAACCATCATCACAGCATATAACGGAGAAGATGAGGTATTTCGTGGCCGGGTAGCGGAGACCACCAGGGACTTTTATAACAATCTGGAGGTCTACTGCGAGGGACAGCTAGCGTTCTTCTGCGACAGCGTTATGCAGCCGTTCGCGTTTAAGGGGAGTGTCACCGAGTTTTTAAGCATGCTGCTGGACAACCACAACAGCCAGGTGGACGCCACACGGCAGTTTACACTCGGCACGGTCACAGTGACAGACCCGGACAATAACGGCGTCCTGGTGCGCTCCAGCGATTCCGCGCTGACCACCTGGGAGATTATCTCCGGGCGGCTCCTCGATTCCCTGGGCGGGTATCTGCTCATAAGGAAAGGCAAAACCACCCACTACATTGACTACCTGGCGGACATATCGACAGTCTCAGACGGGGCGCAGACAATCCAGTTTGCGGAGAACCTCCTTGACCTGGAAGAATACATCTCCGCTGAGGACGTGGTCACAGTACTGATGCCGTTCGGCGCGAAAATTGAGGAGGACGGCACCAACGCCAACGACACGGACAAGTACCAGGAGGAGCCGGAGGCCAGCGGGACAACCCTTTGGCACGGGAACCGGGTGACCATCCGTTCGGTCAACAACGGCGAATACTACGTTGAGGACGCGGACGGCGTGGCCCTCTGGGGAAGAATCTGGGGGACGAACGTCTGGGACGATGTAACGGAGCCAGCGAACCTATTGACAAAAGCGAAAGCGTGGCTGAAGGACAATATCAAATCCTCTACCACCATGACGCTTACAGCGGTTGACCTCCATCTGGTGGATGTGGATATCGAGCGGATTCACCTGGGGGATTTTGTCCGGGTGTATTCGAGACCTCACAACCTCAACCGCTATATGAGCTGTATTAAAGTCCACACGGAGCCGAAGCATCCGGATAACTCCAGCGTAACACTGGGCGCTACCGTGCAGACGCTGACCCGGTCACTGGCCGGGGGGAAGGGGCTTGAAACCCGGGTGCTGACCCTGGAGGGGGACAGCGAATATACCGCGGCAGCGGTTTCCGAGAATCGGCACTCTATCACTAACGCGCGGAAAGCGGTGGATGAGCTTTCGACTAAGGTGACAAGCATTGAGAACCTGGAGGCAGATTCCGCGTTTGTGAAAAACCTGGACGCGAAATACGCCACAGTTGAAAATCTCGAAGCGGCCAACGCCAATATCACAAGCCTCCAGACCGACAAGCTGGACGCGGATACCGCAAAAGCAACTTACGCCACAATCGAGAATCTGAATGCCACGAATGAGAAGGTCACGAACCTGGAGGCGGCAGACGTGACCATCACGGGGAATCTCGAAGCGGCCAACGCCAATATCACAAGCCTCCAGACGAACAAGGCGGATATCACCGACTTAAACGCCACCACAGCCAGGGTTACAACCCTGGAAACCGTCAACACGGATGTAAAGAACCGCCTGACCGCGGCAGAGGGAAACATTACCACGCTGACCTCTCAAAAGGCCAGTATTGCCGACCTGGAAGCCGCGAACGCGGAGATTGCGAATCTCAAAACCGACAAGCTGGACGTCTCCGTAGCCAGCGCCCAATATGCCACAATCGACAATCTGAACGCGGCAAACGGAAGCATCACAAACCTCCAAACGGACGTGGCGAACATCAAGGAATTAACCACTGATACGGAGTTTGTAAAAAATCTAAATGCGCAGTATGCCAATATTGATTTTTCCAATATCGGTATCGCGGCGGTCAAGGAGCTGTTTTCGCAGTCCGGCATCATCGAAAACCTGACCACAGAAAGCGGAACCGTTACCGGGCGGCTGGTCGGCGTGACCATTCAAGGTGACTTGATCGAGGCCAATACGATTGCCGCGGACAAACTGGTGGTGCTGGGCGATGATGGCCTGTACTACAAGCTCAACGTAAACGCGCTGGGGGAGACCACGGCCTCCGCCGATGAAAAATACCAAAGCGGGCTGGATGGCTCCGTGATTATCGCGCAGAGTATTACGGCAGATAGAATCAGCGTAAGCGACCTTGTGGCGTTCGGCGCGACCATTGGCGGGTTCCACATCACGGACAATGCCCTCTATTCCGGCGCAAAGGCCGGGGCGATCAGCACCACAAGGGGCGTGTATCTGGACAGCACAGGCCAGCTCAGTGCGGGAGACGCGAGCAAATACCTCCGCTATTATCAGGACACCAACGGGACATGGAAACTGGAGATTCAGGCGGACGTGGTGAAAATCGGCAGCTCCAACACATCGATTGAATCCACGCTGACCAGCCTCCAGAACATCGCGGACAACGCCATCGAGAGCTGGACGGGAACCACCGCCCCCACGGCCAGCAATGCCCCCGCGTCCTCCTGGACAGACGCCGCCACGAAGAAGCAGCACAGCGGAGATATCTATTACAACACGACCACTGGCTACTCCTATCGCTGGGGGAGTACGGACGGCACCAATTATAGCTGGATGCTGATTAAGGACACGGACATCACAACGGCGGTACAGACCGCGAACTCTGCGGCAAGTAATGCGAGCTCGGCGCTGAGCAAGGCCAATACTGCTGACACCAACGCCAGCGCCGCTGTGAGTACCGCAAACTCCGCCAATGCTACGGCAACTACAGCGGCAAGCAACGCAAGTGCGGCGGTATCTACCGCCAACTCCGCAAGTGCCACCGCAAAGACGGCAAGCGACAACGCCAGCGCCGCTGTGAGTACCGCAAACACGGCTAACTCGACCGCCAACACTGCCAAAAATACAGCGGATGCCGCCAAGTCTGCGGCAGACACAGCTACCAGCAACGTAGCAACCCTGACCGAGACGGTGACCACCCATACCACGTCCATTGATAAGCTGGAAGATGAAATTTTGCTGAAGGCCAGCTCCAGCGAGGTGCAGAGCATCTACGAAAAACTGGGCACGCCAAACCTATTACTGGGAACAAGTGATGAATGGTCGGATTGGGTCACACCAAAGCCTAACATAAGTAATTCCGTCACAAGTTATTATTACTTTTCGCAGGGAGCGCTTGAGGCGTATCAGAGCGCCGACCAATGGCTGTACTTCTCTATGGAAATTGAGTTCAGCGGCGTGACAAGCTCCTCCCTTGACGCATTTGGAATCATTTCGCAAGACGCAATTTTTAGTAGCAATGGCTCAGGAAGGTGGAATAGCTTTGCAATTCACCACAAAATGTCTCTTAAGTCTCCGCCCACGGATGGTGTGTACATCTACAAAGGCTCTTACC